CTAAAGATGGTGGCTTGATTGATACAGATTTAGATGATACAAGCACTGTTGTGGATGATTTACCTTTATTAGACCCTCAAGAAAGTATTGATAGATTACATAAAGCTGGTGGTGGAGCATTTAAAATATTTTCAACTTTATCAAAAGCACCTAAAGCTGTAGGTAATTATTTTAAACCAAAAGGCACACCTACGTCTGCTACAGATGTAGCAGTTGGCCAAGCTACAGAAGATAAACCAGCAATGTATTTATCAACGGTTAACGCTATTGAAGAAATGCCAGATGCAGCAAAAATGAATGCTAACCAATGGCTTGGTACAATTAAAAATAAACCTGGGGTATCTGGAACAGAACTTGATGAGTTTGGATTAGAAGCATTATTAACAAACGTTTCTAAAGGTGATGCAAAAAGAAAATTAACAAAATCAGAATTACTAGAAATGTATAATAAAGAAATGCCACAGATTGATATGGATATTTCCATGGCAGAACCTGTATCACGTGGCGCAGATGATATTGTACAAATGCTAACAAGAATGCGTGAAAAAAGAGGTAGTAATCAATATGAATATGGAAACAGACCAGACATTTTTTCTAATGATGCACGTCTGTTAACTGATTTACACCAACCACCACAAGATGTAACAGGAATGAAACTTCGTGAAATGCTTCTTAATAACATGAAAAATTTGCAAGTAACTAATCAGGCAGCAGATCCTATTAATAGTAGCACAATTAAATTTATACAAAGCCAAGGTGACAGAGTTACTATGCACAAAGGATCTGAATTTAAAACTATGTGGGAAGGTGGATTTCCTTCCATGTACCACGGGACAAATGATATTGTTAAAAAAGATCATTTTAAGGTATTAAAAAATTTAGTGCCACAAGAAGATATAGCACAATTAGCGCAAGCTAAAAACATACCAGAAGAAAAAGCCTTTCAAGAACTATACCAGGCACTTAACATATTTGACAGAAATGTAATGACAGCAGACGTGCCTATTCCTTTTTGGACCAAGAAACTTTTATACCGTATGGGTGATATGAGTGAAGGAAGAGGATTTTTTTATAAAAGTAAAAAGACTCCAGCACATGAGGGAGCACAGTTTATTCCTGGTGGATCTGGTTACGGGGAACTAAAATTCTATTTTAATTTTAAAGATGGCTCTGTAAGATCAGCAGAAAAATCATATCAATCTGGTCATTTTAGTGGAGAAGTATTTCAAGGAAATGCCGGTAATTCACCATTTGGATGGTTACGATTTAGTGAAAGAATTGATGAAAATGGCAGAAAATTACTACTTGTAGAAGAAACACAGTCTGATTTACATCAAAATGTGGCTCAAAAAGGATATAAGTACGCTCCAAGGCTTGATAAAGGTAATGTTTTAGCAGAAATGAGCGATTTTGCCGCGCAATTAGACAAAAAAATGCAAACTTTAGAGTCTACACGTCTTAGAAAAGAAAATATTTTACAATTACCACGTGCAGAACGTGAATTACCAGAAAATATTGCTGAATTAAAGAATGTTGAAAAAGCAATGAAAAAATTAGTTGGTGATGTAAAGAAATTAAAGACAAAAGTAGAAGAACAAAAACAAGTAACAGGTGCAAGTGGTCAAGTTCATCCAGATGCACCATTTAAAAAGTCTGAAAATTATGCAAAAGTATTTATGCAAGGATTATTAAAGATGGCTGATGATAAAGGTTATGACGGAATAGCATTATCTACTGGTAAAATGAAAAAAGCACACGGCGGTATTCCAAAAGGTGGTGATAAATTTTATGATGAGATTGGAGTTAAAGCTTTGAAACGTATTGCAAAGAAAAGTGGATTTAAATTTGGAGATACAACAATTGTTGACGGAAATGGCTTTACATGGGAGAAGATTCCTATTATTTCCATGCGTGATATAAATACAGGCAAAAAATTTGCTGGTGAATCTACCATTCCAGTGTATAATAGGGGTGGGCAAGTAAAAAAAGGATATAATGGCTATTAAATCAAGAATGCCAGCAGCTGGATCAATTGAAAAAGCTATAGCAGCACTAACGGATGGAATAGAAATTTCAGACAGTCAAAATACTGAAATTCAACTTCCAGGTAATGGACCAACAATGGAAGGTGGAGTAGAGATAACAGAATTAGAAGATGGTGGTGCTGAAATTAATTCAGACCCTAACGCACCTGTTGATCAATCACAAATTCCGTTTAACGCAAACTTAGCTGATTACATAGAAGATGCTGAATTAAAAAATTTATCTGATACTTTAATTTCTGCTTATCAAGCAGATTTTGATTCAAGAAAAGATTGGCATGATACCTATACGAAAGGTTTAGACATGCTAGGATTTAAATACGAAGATAGAACGCAACCATTTGAAGGTGCAAGTGGTGTTATTCATCCTTTGTTAGCAGAATCTGTTACACAATTTCAAGCACAAGCTTATAAAGAATTATTACCACCAGCTGGTCCTGTAAATACAGAAATAGTTGGTGAGATTACTCCACAAGTAGAACAACAAGCTAAACGTGTAAAAGACTACATGAATTACATGATAACACATGTCATGAAAGAGTATGATCCAGATATGGATCAATTATTATTTTATTTACCACTAGCTGGATCTGCATTTAAGAAAACTTACTATGATGGACAATTAATGCGTCCAGTTTCTAAATTTGTTGCAGGTGAAGATTGTGTTATTAATTATATGGCGTCTTCTTTAGAAGATGCTTCAAGAATTACACATTCAATAAAAGTAGATGGTAACACTTTAAGAAAACAACAAGTAAGTGGTTTTTATCGTGATATTAGTTTGGCTACAGGTTCTATATCTACTGGAGTTAATGATATACAAGATAAAATTGATGAATTAGAAGGTGTAAGTCCTGGTATTCCTCAAGACGACGATGAACACCAATTATTAGAAATGCATGTAGATGCAGACATTCCTGGTTTTGAAGATGAACAAGGAATTAAATTACCTTACATTATTACTATAGATAGTTATTCAACTGAAGTTTTATCTATTCGTCGTAACTGGAATGAACAAGATCCAGCAAGAGGACGTATAGAATACTTTACTCACTATAAGTTCCTCCCAGGTCTAGGCTTTTATGGCTTTGGCCTAATACACATGCTAGGTGGGTTATCAAGAACTGCAACAAGTGTTTTGCGACAATTAATTGATGCGGGTACTCTTGCTAACTTACCAGCAGGATTTAAAGCACGTGGTATGAGAATACGTGACGACGACACACCATTACAACCAGGTGAGTTTAGAGATGTAGACGTAACAGGTACATCTATTCGGGAATCACTTTTACCTCTACCTTACAAAGAACCTTCGCAAACTTTATTTGCTTTATTAGGATTTTGTGTAGATGCAGGTAAATCATTTGCTGCAATAGCAGATATGAAAATGGGTGAAGGAAATGAACAGAATCCAGTAGGAACAACTTTAGCATTACTTGAACGTGGAACAAAAGTAATGAGCGCAATTCATAAAAGATTACATTATGCTCAAGGAATTGAATTTAATTTACTAGCTAAATGTATTCAAACATATTTACCTCCTGAATATCCTTACATGGTACGTGGCGGTAATAGAGCCATTAAAGCTCAAGATTTTGATAACAGGGTTGACATATTACCTATATCTAATCCTAATATTTTTTCTATGTCTCAACGTGTTATGTTGGCGCAGCAACAATTGCAATTAGCACAAGCTGCTCCGCAACTACATAATTTAAGAGAAGCATACAGACGCGTTTACCAAGCTTTAGATGTTGATAACTTAGATGCTTTATTAAAACCAGATCCTGGTAATCCTAATCCTAAAAGTCCTGCAACAGAAAATGCTGAAGCAATGACTGGACAACAACCAAAAGCTTTTCCAAAACAAAATCATCCTGCGCACATAGAAGCACACGCTGAATTTATGTTTACACGTCCTGTTCAAATTAATCCTCAATTGTACGCAATGATGGAAGGACATATTTTACAACACATAGCTATTTTAGCTGCAGAACAAGTAGAAGAAAAAATGTTACCACAAACACAAGAAATGCAAAAACAGATACAAGCAATGCAACAACAAGTACAACAAAATCCTGCATTGCAAGAACAAGTTGCTCAACAAATACAAGGAATGCAACAAGAATTTATGACTCAAAAAGAAGCTGAAATTTCAATTGTTGAAGCACAATTAATTAAAGAGATGGCAGAAGAAGAAACTAAACGAAGCGGTTTAGAAGATCAAGATCCATTAATTAAATTAAAACAACAAGAGATTGATTTAAAAGCTGCTGAATTAATACAAAGAGGGGAGCATGACGATCAAGAATTGTTACTTAAAACTTCTGTTGAAGCAGAAAAACTTGATCTTGAAAGAGATAAAGTAAATAACGCTGCTGAGGGAGCTGTAATGAAAGAATCTTTTGGCTTGCTAAAAGACCAAGCAAAGGATACCATTAGTGAAATAAAAGAAGATGTAATTTCATTACGGGAAGATCGTAGAACAAGAAGTAATGAAAAAATTGCTTTAATGAAGGAAAGAAATGGCAGACAATCAAAAACTAAGTAAAATTATAGAAGTAATGCAAAACGCAGAAGATCTTGCTTTTAAAATGATTAATGGTAAAGATGAAGACACGTTAGTTGTAGCTGCTGGATTAGCCGCTGTTACAAGGAATTTGTATATTGGCGCTTTAGGAGCTGAGCAAGCACAAAAAGTCTTTGAAGTTATGCTTGATTCCTTTATAGTAGCCGATGAAATTTATTTTGACGGTTCTTATTATGAGAAACCAACAATACATTAACAAGGAGGTAATATGAAGTTACTGAAAGATATTTGGGAACACTTAAAAGAGTGGAGCGATTGGGGAATGAAAGACTGGATTAAAGCTGGTATAGTCACTATAATCGTGTTAGTTGTTCTTAAAGCAATTGTGATTGGCTAGAGCAACTAGAGGAAATTTAAATGGCATCATTATTTGATTATTATAACAAAGGGTCTGGAAGAAGGGCTCCAACAGGATACAGTTTTAGAACCAGTAATAGCGGTAGAGATGTTTATACGCCTGTCAATGATTTAAACAGGGCAAATAATTATAGAAGAAATCCAGGTAGTGTGGGTGGAGGACGTTCTAATTTAGATAATCAACGTGGTTTTTCTAATCAAGGAATTGGATCTTTCTCTAACCGTCAACCTGGATTATTCGGAAGCCAAATGGGAAAGCCAAGTAGCCGTCAACCTGGATTATTTGGAAGCCAACCAATCCAACCAGGAATGACTGGACGTGATGCAGCGGCTTCTGGTGTAGTTGAAGAAGAAGATCAATTTAGTTTTACTGATAAAAATTTAGGTTCAAATATTGTTGAAGATGCTACAAGAATGGCATCTGATTTAACCCCAGATGTAAATATGAGATTACCAGGAATTGGTGGTTTAACAATGGGTATGATGGATAGTATTAGCAACAATCAAGCAGACCATAGATATTTAAACTCAATTTTTGGTAGAGCAAGTCCAGATAAAACAATGGCTTTTTTTGATAAAGCAACATTTGATGCTAACAGAAACATGGGAACCGATAATGTAGGTACCATGCAAATAGGCGATACAAGTCGTGGTTCTAGTTTAGGTCAAGCAATGAAATATTTTGAAAGAGCAGGAATTAGTAAACAAAACATAGACAGATTTATGGATCCAAATGATAAGTTTTACGGAAGTCAAGCTTATTTAGCGTCACAAGCTGGTGGAGATGGAGCAGAAGATTTTGCAACAGGAATGTCATTTATTAAAAATGCAAAAGCTAGTGCAAATTTAGCAAGAGATGTAGCAGGACAACAAATGACTGAAAGAGCAGCTGCACAACCTTCTGATAGACAACCTGGATTATTTGAAAGTGAAACTATGGAAACTATAACACCATCCGATAGACAACCAGGATTATTTGGAAGTGAAAGTTCGATGACACCATCCGATAGACAACCAGGATTATTTGAAGAAGAAATTCTTACTCAAGATGAAGATTTTTATAATTATCCTGATGAAAAATACAGAGGTCAATATGATTTAGGACCAGAATACGATCCAGTAATGGATATAAGTATAGATGAACAAGCTTACATGGATAGTGATCCAACTTTTTATAATCAAGTAGGAAGAAAAAGAGGTATGTTACCTAATTTTGGAAACAACTTAACAAGCCAGTTAATGTATGGACAACTTCCAGAAAACATGTTGGGAGTTACTCCGATGAATGCAAACCAAGCAGGTCAATTTGTTCTTGATGGCTATGAAGATGTGGAAGATTCACGAAGTGTAATTAGTCCAAGATATTACGATAGATTATTTCCTTACTCTAGATAACGATGCCAGGTTATGATCACTTATATGGGTCTACCCAAACAAGTGGAGGAACAGGGACATCTTCTGGCGCTGTAGGTGGCTATACTCCTCCGTCAGGTGGAGGCAATAATAATAATCAGAATAATAATCAAAACACTACGCCTATTGTAGATGTAGCAGCACAACAAGATGCTGCTGATGACGCTTACGCTACTTCATTATTTGGAGGAAACGAAAATCATCCACCTGCAATTCCAGCTAATGAAGTTTATGGACCAGGCTCAACAGATCCAGGAATGGGTTATGCTCTCACAAATGTAGATCCAAATCTTTTACCTAAATTAGGTTTAGATAAAATGGATCCTAAAGTTTTAGAATCTTTTGGTTACGCTACTCTTAATGAAGATGGTTCTATCTTTAGTACTAAAGGCACTACAATACCAAACGAACTTCTTAAATTAATTATGGAAGGAAGTTTTGTCAGTGGTAATGAAGCTGTTGAAAGTAATGAACCTTACACTACAACATTTTCTCAATTTGAAAATGCCTCTCAAATGGCTGCTGCCGGTAATGAAAATGCTAAAAAATGGTTAGAGGATAACACTTTATTTCCGGGAGGATTAAATGAATATTATGATATTATGGATCCTTCTAAAAACCCTAATCAAATAGCTATTGGTCAAGGATCAGGTGATTTTTACGATTCAGGTAGAAATTTAATTGATGACAGAAACGCTTGGAAAGAAAGATTATATTATGGTCCTAAAATAGCTCCTCAAAGACAAATGGAACAATCTGGATTTATGAATACTATGACTAACCCTTATTTAAAAGACATGGCAGAAACCTTAGAGGGAGGTTTATATGGTAAAAGTGTTTTTGGAATGGGAATGAATCCTGTTGGATTAGAAAAAAAATATGCGACAGGTAGGTCTCGAGGTGGTATAATGGCTATTTGGAACCATAGGAAATAATATGTTAAATCTATTACTAAAACCATTATTAGGAGTTGCCTCTCAAGCCGTCACTGGATTTGTAGAGACTAAGAAAGCTAAAGCTGAATCTAAACTAGTAGAAATAAAAGCAAAGACTGCACTGCGCGAAAAGCAAATAGCCGGCGAAGTTTCGTGGGAAGCATCAGCCGTGGACCAAATGAAAGGGTCGTGGAAAGACGAACTAATTTTAATTTGCCTTTTGGCTCCGGCCGTAGCCGTATTTTTTCCAGGAATGACTCATCATATAGAAGCTGGGTTTGTTGCACTTCAGCAACTTCCGGATTATTATAAACATTTATTATACATCGCCTGCTCAGCAAGCTTCGGCATCAAGGGAGCTAAAGGTGCTGTAGGATTATTTACAAAGAAAAAATGACACCGGAAAGGTTATCTGCATGGAGAATTTTTCCCAGGTTATTAATTACATTATATGGAATTTCATTCTGGCGTACAACAGAATGGTTTATGAGTTTACCAGATCCAACAAACGCACAATCAGCTTTTGTGTCAGTCGTTGTCGGAGCTGGTGCCGCATGGTTTGGCCTCTATGTTGGTGGTACTAAACACGCAACAGTTAAAGTGGAGAATAAATCATGACTAAAAAATCAAAAGCAGATATTAATAAAAACGGAAAAATAGAAGGTTGGGAAGCAGCTAGATCAAACGCAATTAATAAATCTATGCGTAGTAAAAAAAAGATGGGTGGAACAGTAGTTACACCAAGAGGATTTAATTTAATGATGCCTAATAAAAGACCTATAACTAAAATTTATTAATGGTTAAGAAAAAGTCTAAATCACAAAAAAGAAAAGAAAAATCAGATAAAAATCCAAAAGGCATAGCAAAAGGCTGTGGTATGGTGATGGAAAACAGAAGAAAAAAAACAAAGTATGCCTAAAACTGCAGCATGGACAAGGAAAGCAGGTAAAAGCCCTTCAGGCGGTTTAAATGCTAAAGGACGTGCAAGTTATAAAGGTGGAAAATTAAAAGCTCCTACTAAGTCTAAGACTAGTGGTAGACGTAAATCTTTTTGTGCTAGAATGTCTGGTATGAAGAAAAAATTAACAAGTGCTAAAACAGCTAGAGACCCAAATTCAAGGATTAATAAATCGTTGCGAAAATGGGATTGTTAATATAAAACAACTTTAAGGAGATAACTATGGTTGGAAAAATTATGTCAAGACCCGAAAAAAGAAAAACACCGGGTAAAAAAATGATGACTACTACTTATAAAACTGGTGGAAAAGTTAAAAAAGCTACTGGCGGAAGAGTAAAAAAAATGGGTGGCGGATACAATGCTAGATTAGATGATTCTATGGGAGCAAAAAACGGAAGTAAAACTCAATCTATGGCTGCTAGAAGAAACGAATCTAAAGGCATGGAAAAAGCAATGGGTAAAGGTGCTTATTCTGGTGATAAACAGATGGCTGCAAAGGGTGGCAGAATTAAAAAATCAAAAGGTGGATCAACTAGAAAGAAGTAGTTCATGGAAGACGTAACCGCGATTTACGCAATCCTTAAAAGATTGCGTGCGCGCAAAGAAAATTTAAAAGATGTAATTGCAGCAGGCTTGCCAAGTATGGAAGAGTATGTTAAAGCAGTAGGTGAGCACAAAGCTTACACAATAATGGAACAGGAGATTCAAGACCTGCAGAAAGATGAGGATAACGATGACAGAAAAGGAACTGCCAAAGCGTAGATTTGCTTTAGAAGAAAAAGATTTAGCTGTAGAAGCTGATGAAAATAATAAAAAAGCTGAAAAAAAAGAAAATCGTTTTCTTAAAAAGCTACAAGAAGATGCTACTGCTGATATAGAGCACTTACCAACCGATAAAGTATTAGAAAGATTGCCAGATCCAACTGGATGGCGTCTTTTAGTATTACCATACAAAGGTCAAGGTAAAACAAAAGGCGGTGTTATATTAACAGATCAACATATGGAAGAGCGTGGCTATACAACAGTCACGGCTTTAGTTCTTAAAATGGGCCCAGACTGTTATAAAGATGAAAAGAGATATCCACATGGACCGTGGTGCAAGAAAGGTGATTGGATTATATTTGGTCGCTATGCTGGATCAAGGTTTGGGATAGAAGGTGGTGAAGTGAGAATACTTAACGAGGACGAGATAATTGCTGTGGTAAAAGACCCAGAGGATATCTTGCAATATAAATAAACAGGAGTAAAATATGCCTGCAATAGAAACGCAAGCCGAAGCTGATGAAAAGATGGTTGATTTACCATCGACTGGCTCATCTGTAGATGTCAAATTAGATGATACAGATGTAAAAGTTAACAAAGAAGACGATGTTGAAGTAGTCAACGAATCTAAAGAAGTTGTAGTTGAGAAAACAGCTTCTGAAGGTGAAATGGAAGATTATGGAAAAAAAGTACAATCCCGTATAGACAAACTAACTAAAAAAGTCAGAGAAGCTGAAAGACGTGAAGCTGCAGCTGTTGAATTTGCACAAGGCGTTCAACACGAAGCTAATAATTTAAAAGGTCGTGTAAGTAATTTAGACCGTGGTTACATAGCTGAATATGAGCAACGTGTAAAAGCTGAAACTGAAGATACTAAAGCTAAATTAAAATCTGCTATGGATAATGGAGATTCTGACGGTGTAATCGCAGCACAGCAAGATTTAGCAAGATTGGCTGTAGAAGCAGAAAGAGCTAAAGCTACTATTGCTCAAAGACAAAGAATGGCAAAAGCTGCTCAAAGTCCAGCTGCAGATCAATATCAGCAACCAAATCAACAACCACAATATCAACCACCTCCTCCTGCACCAGATCCTGCAGCAGAAGATTGGGCTGAAAAAAATGAATGGTTTGGTAAAGATGAACCAATGACGCTAACAGCATTTTCTATTCACCGTAATTTGATAGAAGAAGGTGTTGACCCATCTTCAAATTCATACTATAGTGAACTAGACATAAGATTGAGGAAAAATTTTCCTCATAAATTTGAACAACAAGTTTCGCCTACTCAAACGGTTGCTTCTGCAAACAGAGGTGGTCCTGTAAGGCGCAAAGGCACTGTGAGACTCACACCCTCACAAGTAGCTATAGCTAAAAAACTAGGTGTGCCACTAAGCGAATATGCGAAGTACGTGAAGGAGTAATGCATATGAATACAATTAAAAAAGATAAATTACCATCACGCGAGACTGAAACCAGAGAGAAAACTTCTCGAAGGAAACCGTGGTCTCCACCATCACAACTAGACGCACCACCTGCACCTGCTGGATTTAAACACAGATGGGTAAGGGCCGAGTCTGTAGGACAGCAAGATCAAAAAAATGTTTCTGCTAAACTACGAGAAGGTTGGGAATTTGTTCGTGCAGACGAATACGATACCAACATTTGGCCACAAATTGATTCAGGTAAATATGAAGGTGTTATAGCTGTTGGAGGTTTAATGCTAGCAAGGATTCCGCTAGAGACTGTTAAAGAACGTGCACAACATTTTGCGCGAGTAACGCAAGATAAAGATGATGCGATCGCTAACGATCCTCTAAAGGACCAACATCCTAGTATGCCTGTTTCGAGAGAAAGCAGGTCGCAAGTTAGTTTTGGTGGCAAAAAATCTAGTTAGATTTTAACCCCCTAAATTACAATTTTACTTTATCCATTAGGGATGAAGTATAACAATTTACTGTGAGGAAAAAATCATGGCTAATAAAGATGCGCCATTTGGTTTTAGACCTGTAGGAAAACTTGGAAGTGACATTAATAATTCTGGAACTTCTAAGTATAAAATCGTTGCAGGCGAATCAGACGTTATTTTCAAAGGTGACGTTGTACAATTAGAAACTTCTGGTTGTATAACTGTTAGTGGTAATACTACTACTACAAACATCGGAGTTTTTAACGGTTGTTTCTACAACGATCCAACTACACAAAAACCAACATGGTCAAATTATTACCCGGGTAGCATTACGCCTACTGTGGGTGAAATAGACGCGTTCGTTTATGATGATCCAAACATGCTCTTCGAAGTTCAAGCTAATGCAACCATAGCACAAACAGCAGTTGGAGATAACTGCGATCAAGTTTATGCTGCTGGTTCTACTATCAATGGACAGTCTAAATCTGAACTAGGCGCCGTCGCTGGCGGTACAGCTCAATTTAGAGTAGTGAGAATCTGCGAAGACCCAGATAACAGTGACATTGCAAGTGCAAATTCAAATTGGATCGTAAGATTCAACGAGCATCTGTACTACAATAACGCTGCTGGAATTTAACCTATAGGAGATATTGAACAATGGTAATTTCAAGAATGCAATTGGTCAAGGAACTCGAACCAGGGTTAAATGCACTGTTCGGGTTGGAATACGACCGATACGAAAATCAAGACAAAGAAATATTCGATTCAGAATCATCTGATCGTGCTTTCGAAGAAGAAGTAATGCTCGGCGGTTTCGCCAATGCAGCTGTAAAGCCGGAAGGCCAAGGTGTGACTTATGAAGACGCACAAGAAACTTACACTGCTAGGTACACTAACGAGACTATTGCTTTAGCTTTTGCACTGACAGAAGAAGCTGTAGAGGATAATCTTTACGATAAACTTAGCACTCGCTATACTAAAGCATTAGCGCGTTCTATGGCTAACACTAAACAAGTTAAAGCTGCAAACATTCTTAACAGAGCGTTTAATGCTTCTTTTCTTGGTGGGGATGCAAAGGAGCTTTGTGCTACTGACCACCCAACTCTTAGTGGAAACCAAAAGAACGAGCTTACAACTGCAGCTGACTTAAACGAAACTTCGCTTGAGCAGATGTTAATTGATATTGCTGATATGAAGGATGAAAGAGGATTAAAGATTGCTCTTAGAGGCATGAAAATGATCATTCCAGTAAACCTTCAGTTTGTAGCTGAGAGACTAATGAAATCTGCCGGTAGAGTAGGCACTGCTGATAATGATATCAACGCAATCAAAAACATGGGAATGGTACCAGAAGGATATGTTGTAAACAACTTCCTTACTGATACTGATGCGTTCTTCATTAAAACAGATGCACCTAATGGACTTAAACACTTTGTGAGAGCTCCAATTAGAACTGCTATGGAAGGCGATTTTGATACTGGAAACGTTAGATACAAAGCCAGAGAAAGATACAGCTACGGCTGGTCTGACTGGAGAGGTATCTTTGGTTCACCAGGAGCTTAATGATCTTTAAAGGGGCGAAATTAGTTCGCCCCTTTATCCTAGTAAACGGTTACCGAGGCTGGCTAGGCAGTACAGTATAGTGACGAGGTAACTAAAGCCCTATACAGGCAAGGAGTATAACAATGGCTACACATTTTAAAGGCCCAGTACTATTCTCAAATGCATCTGCATTTGAAAACTTAAAAATGTCTATGTGGCCCGATCAATTCACCTATATGGATGATTTTGAACAGGGTGCGTTAGACACAACACACAATTGGACTATCGTAAAAGATACAGGTGCATCAGCAGCAATTGCAGCGGATGGCACAGGCGGTGAAGTAAATTTAACTTCAGCAGCTACTACTGATAACGATGGTGCATCAATTCAAGCTAAACAAGAATCATTTGCTTTACCAACTACTGCAGGTGATAAACTTTATTTTGAAACTAGAGCAAAAATATCAGATGCTACACAAACTGATTTCTTAATTGGTTTTACAGAAGCATTTACTACGAATCCAGAAAGCGCTTTGTTATCACAAAACGTTATTGGTTTTGTAAAAGATGATGGATCGGCTATCGTAAAAGGTACTACTGAATCTGGTGGAACTCAAACTTTAGTAGAGTTTGCTGATACTACAAAATCAACAATGGAAAATGACACTTATGTAACTTTAGGACTTGTTGCTACAAAAGGAACAACCTTAAACAAAGTTCAATTTTACATAAACAGAAATTTAGTTGGTACTTCTACTACTAACATTCCAACAGCTAACATGAAAGTGATGGCTATGAGTGTTTCTGGTGATGCTACTGGAACTAAAGTCACTACAATTGACTACATTATGGCTGCGCAAAACAGAAACGTAAGCTATAGTTAAACAAATATAACCGTAGGTGGGGAGTAATGGCCCCACCTTTGTACAAGGGGAATTAATAAAATGGTAGATACCGTAACAACAAGAACATTATTTGACGGAGACAGAAAACTTATTACAAGTTATGTAAACGTCTCTGACGGAACAGGTGGAACAACAAAAATAGTAGATGTTTCAACTTTAACAACTAACAATCAAGGACAGACTTGCACAACAGTTACACTAAATAAAGTTTGGTTTAACGTTTCAGCAGGAGTAACTGCTCCCGTGCAACTTCAATGGGATTTAACATCAGGAACTCAAACACCTTTACTATCTTTAAATTATGATGATACATATGATTTTAGTACTATAGGAGGCTTAGGTAATCCAAAAGAAACCAACTATTCAGGTGACATTGATGTAGTTGTTCCAGGCGCAGCTAGTAGTGGTGAAACATACACTTTAATTTGCGAATGGATTAAAAACTACTAGGAGGTTAGATGGCTTATTCTAATACATATAATTTTAAGTTAAATGTAGAAGAAGCTATTGAAGAAGCATTTGAAAGATGTGGACTTCAAGTTCTAGGCGGTGGTGATTTAAAAACGGCAAGGCGTTCACTTAATATTATGTTAAGTGAATGGTCGAACCGTGGATTAAACTTATGGACTATTGATTATAATTTTTTAACAATGGTGCCAGGTCAAAATTATTATGGTATACCAGTAGATGTTTTAGATATTCTAGATGCTACTGTGACTACTACAGCAGAAGGAACAGGTAATTTAGAAGGTGACAGTCAAACAACTGATGTAACAATTACTAAAATTTCACAAACAGATTACATGAATCTTTCTCGTAAAGAACAAAATTCTGCAGGAGATGCAAGACCTACACAGTTTTGTATGATACCTGGTCAAGTTATTACTAACGGAAGTAGTAACAGTGGAAGACCACAATTTGATATGACACTGTTTTTATACCCAAGCCCTAACATAGCTTATAAATTTAAATATTTTTATATAAGAAGAGTGCAAGATGCAGGTGTTTATACTAATGATTTAGATGTACCTTTTAATTTTATACCTTGTTTAACAGCAGGTTTAGCGTATTATATTGCAATTAAACGTGCACCAGCAATGGTACCAATGTTAAAACAAATATACGACGAAGAATTTGGACGTGCATCCGATACTGATAGGGAAAGAGTAGCTTTCCAAGTTAATCCTGCACAAGCATACATACCATAGGAGGTAATATGCCATGTAAAAATTGTGATCACGAGTGTCATTGTAGTAACGGTGGTTCGTGCTGCGGTGGTCAATGTACTTGCGGTAACTGTGAATGTCAAAAGGAGGACAAATGAGTAACAGAATATATAACACACAAACAACTAATACTAGAGAAGCTTCTAGTAAAAAAATAGGTCATTATGGCAGAGGTCAAAATGATGCACCTGCACCTGTAAAAGCTGCAGTAGTTACTACTAAAGGTAATGCACCATCTAGTATGGGAAAAGAATCTGGAGGTACACCATTTAAATGTGCTGAAGGAAATATAAGTGGCACTGCTCAAGGAATGGGCGCTGCTAAAAAAGGTGGAAAGTATACTTGGATTTAAATGACATACGCTAAAGGAAAATACGCTTTATTTATTTCTGACCGTAGTGGATTGCAATTTCCCTACACAGAAATGGTAACAGAATGGAATGGTGCAAAAGTTCACACAAGTGAATACGAAAAAAAAGCTCCACAAATTCAACCACAAATTCATATGCCTGATCCACAGGCGTTACAATGGGCAAGACCTGCACGCACTGCACCTCCAACAACTAATTTGTTACCACTTAACGCGTTTAGACATGAACCAAGTGTATCTTACATAAAAGTTTATGAACCTGGAAATAATAGATCAACAGGAGATACGGTTAGATTTAGGGACGTGCAAGACGAACAGTTTGGTGTTGATTTAAATCAAGCTACTGGTTTTACTATAACTGTAATAGATGAAGATTTTTATAGTATTCCTACTGGATTAGCTCATGCTGATCCAACAATTGTAGGTGGAGGAGGACAGGCATTTGCAGGGCCAGTTACATTATCAGCATGACAACATATACTGAATTAGTTACACAAATAAGAGATTACACAGAAACAGATTCTAATGTTTTAACAGATACTATTGTTGATGATTTTATTGAACATACAGAAAATAGAATATTAAGAGAGCTTAATATACCAGCTTTTGTTTCCCATCAATTTGCTAACTTTACAGCAAGTAACCCTTTTTTAAGTTTACCAGGCGGAGCTGGTCCAACGCCAGTTTTGTTTGCTACAATTAACAGTCTAATGATTTATTCTGCTGCTGGTACAGGGGATAGAACATTCTTAGAACGAAAAGATGTAAGCTTTATGAATGAATATTGGCCGGATAGAGCAGACACTGGAACACCAAAATATTATTCACAATGGGATGATAATACTGTATACGTAGTTCCAACGCCAGATGCTGCTTATACTGTAGAATTAAGTATGTCTAAATTACCAGACAGGCTTAATGCTAGCACTACAAGCACTTGGTTAAGTAATAACACACCTACTTTATTATTGTATGGTTGTCTTATTGAAGCCTTTAAATATTTAAAGGGTCCAGCAGAAATGCTGCAAATGTACGAACAATCGTATGGTACTTCATTACAAGAAGTAGCTGCGCAATACATGGGTATGGGTAAAAGAGATGCATATCAGTCTGGAGTTATTAGAATTCCAAGACCATCATTTCAACCTGGACTCGGCTCAATTAAATCAAATCAAGGAGGACCACAATAATGGCAATAGGAGCATCAGCGGTCTGTAACAGTTTTAAATCAGAAGTGTTGCAAGCCCTACATAACTTTACGATAGCAGGCGGTGGAGGTGACACATTTAAATTAGCAATGTTTACTAACTCTTCTAGTATATCGGCATCAACAACAGCATACACTGCACCGACAGATCCGGCAGCAGATCCAACAAGCACACACGAAATTAGTACAACTGGTACAGGTTACACACCAGCAGGCGGAAAAACATTAACAAATGTTACACCAACTGTAGATGGAACAGTAGGTATTACAGATTTTTCTGCTGATGTTTCTTGGACAAGTGCTACAATTACTGCGCGTGGAGCATTAATTTATAATGACACAAACGGAGATAGAGCAGTTATGGTATTGAATTTTGGTGGAGACAAAACAGCAACAGCTGGAACTTTCACTATTTCTTTTCCAAGCCCTGCAGCAGCAACAGCTATTTTACAATTAGCATAGGATAACTATGGTATTTAAAGTTAATGATAGAGTAAAAGAAACCACAACTACGACTGGTACAGGTGCGGTAGCACTTGGAGGTACGTCAACTGGTTTTGATACTTTTGCTACTGGTATTGGTAATAGCAATACTACTTACTATACTATCGCTCATCAAACAGCCGATGAATGGGAAGTAGGATTAGGTACACTTGATGGATCTAGTGCTAATTTAACAAGAACAACTGTTTTTACTAATTCAAACGGTAATACTAGTCAGGTTAATTTTGCTGCAGGAACTAAAGATGTATTTGTTACTCAACCTGCAAGTAAAATTATGGAAGAAATTTTAACTACTCAAGGTGATGTTTTGTATGCGTCCTCAGCAAATACACCAGCAAGATTAGCTAAAGGATCCGCCAACCAAGTATTAGCAATGAATGCAGGAGCGACTGCACCCGAATGGCAATCACCTACAACAGGTGATATAACTGCTGTAACAGCAGGAACAGGATTATCAGGTGGTGGTTCATCTGGAGATGTTACAGTTAACTTAGCAAACACGGCTGTCACGGCAGCATCATACACAAATGCTAGTCTAACAGTAAACGCTCAAGGACAATTAACCGCGGCATCATCAGGAAGCGCTGGTGCATCGGCTGGCTTTGCCATTGCAATGGCCGTGGCCCTCTGATATAAGGATAATATATGGCACAAAATTTTAGAAGATATACATCAAACGCAGTAGGAACAAGTCCAGCAACTTTAGTCACAGCTAACTCTTATGATACTATTGTTGGTATTTCTGTATCAAATATTTTAGGATCTACAATTCTTGCAGATGTCTACATTAATGATGGAAGTAATGACATTTACTTAGTTAAAAATGCGCCTATCCCTAGCGGCGGTGCTTTACAGGTATTAGCCGGCGGTGCAAAATTTGTTATGCAAGCCAGTGATGTTTTAAAAGTTAAATCAGATACAGCTTCTTCCGCAGATGTGTGGGTTTCAGCAGTTGACGATATAAGTACATAAGGAGGATTAATTGCCTTACATAGGTAACATACCAGCAGAAAAATATGCGGCGTTTAATGTCCAGTACTTTACAACAAGTGCAACTGACACATATACATTAGACCGTGCTGTAGCCAATGAACTAGACATACGTCTAGTTATCAATAACGTAATTCAAGAACCAGGTGCTGGAAAAGCATACACAGCGTCAGGCACAACTTTAACACTTTCAGCTGCAACGGCAGGATCAGACACGATGTACGCAGTGTATATTGGTAAAGCGGTACAAACCGTAAACCCAGGTGCAGGATCGGTTGGAACAACAGCGCTTGCAGATAACGCCGTTACAGAAGCTAAACTTAATGTATCGAATTCCCCAACTAATGGTTACGTTCTTAGCGCCCAGTCAGGTGCAACAGGCGGACTTACATGGGCTGCAGATGCAGCAGGTACAATCACAGCATTTACAAATGGTGTAGATAATAGATTAGTGACAGCAACCTCAGCAACAGCATTAAATGGAGAAGCCGATCTTACGTTTGACGGAACAAATTTAGATTTAGCTGACAATAAAAAATTAAGATTAGGAACTGGTAACGATTTTGAAATTTACCATGATGGCTCTAATAGTATTATACATGATGGTGGTACTGGAGATTTATTAATCAGAGCAGAAGATGATTTAAGATTACAAGATACAAGTGGTTATGATTATATTCATTGTAATACTGATAGCTCAGTAGAACTATATCACAATAAAGTTAAAAAATTAGAAACA